GAGTGTTTTCTGAAAATAGCAACACACTTGTCCTATCGTCCTAACTTCATAAATTATACCTATAGAGATGAGATGATTTCAGATGGGATTGAAAACTGTTTGCAATATGTCAAAAACTTCAACCCAGAAAAATCTAAAAATCCTTTTGCATACTTTACGCAAATCATCTACTATGCTTTCCTTAGAAGGATTGCGAAAGAGAAGAAACAAAGTCATATAAAAAATAAAATGATTGAACGAGAAGCTTATAACTCATTTACGACTATGGAAGGCGATAGTAATACATATCAAGTTGATAACATTGACTTGGCTGCTTTCTTACCAGACGAGGACGTTTATAAACCTAAGAAAAAACAGTCCACAAAGAAAAAAGGACTAGAGGTTTTTATGGAGAAAGAAGATTGAAAATAGCTCTAATCACCGACACTCATTTTGGGGCAAGAAACGACAATCTAAACTTTAACGAGTATTTCTATAAGTTTTACGAGGAACTATTTTTTCCGTATTTGGAAGAAAATGACATTACAACAGTCATACATCTTGGCGATGTAATGGATAGAAGAAAGTTCATCTCTTATAGAATTGCGAAAGATTTTCGTGAGCGATTTCTTGATAGGTTTCAAAAAATCAACTTGCATATGTTGGTTGGTAATCATGATACTTACTATAAGAATACTAATGATGTAAACTCTTTACAAGAATTAGTATCTGGAAAATATGATAATATCAAAGTATACTCGAAAGCCACTGAAGTAAATTTTGATGGATGCAAAATTTTATTTGTCCCTTGGATAAATGCTGATAATGTGGCTCACACAACCAAGATGTTAAAAACATCTGATGCTCAAATCTGTATGGGGCATTTGGAGTTGAATGGCTTTGAGATGCAGAAGGGTATGGTAATGGATCACGGTTGGGACAAGGAAGAGTTCAACCGATTTGATACAATCATGAGTGGACATTATCACCACAAGTCAGATGACGGTCAGGTGTTTTATCTCGGCACACCGTATGAAATTTATTGGAACGATTGGGATGACCCAAAAGGTTTTCATGTTTTTGATACGGATACAAGAGAGCTTGAACGCATAGTAAACCCACACAAGATATTTAATAAGATTTACTATGATGATACGGTGGGAATCCATTTTAACGATGAGTATGATTTTGGTCAATATAAAGATAAGTATGTAAAACTGGTTGTGGTGAATAAGAAAGACTTGTTTCAGTTTGATCGGTTTGTTGATAAACTGTTACAGGCTGATTGTCATGAGGTAAAAATTATTGAAGACTTCTCTGACTTAGATGCAACAAATGTGTCTGATGATATTGTTGAAAACACACAGGACACTATGACACTGCTTGAGTTGTATATTGATGATTTACCAGTGGACCTAAGTAAAGATAGACTCAAGAATACGACAAGACAATTATACATTGAAGCAC